AATTTAATGACAAGTATTGGGTTTGCTTCGAGAGAAGTTTTGTCATTTCTTACCCCCCTTCTTCTTCTTTGCACTCTTCCAAGACTTCGCAGCTTTCTTGAAGCGTGCCTGATGAGTCATACGCGGATGAGCCTTCTTCAGACGTGCGAGTTCTTTCTTCATGTATTTGTTATATGCAGATGGTACTCGCTTGACAGTCTTGACAGCCTTCTTGACTGTGGCTTTACCTGCCTTCTTTGCTGTTGCGCGTGCTTCTTGTTTTGCACTTTCAACAAACAGTGCCTTGAGTTCTTCAAGGGTTCCTTCAACTTTTACCAAGGTAAACACCTCAGTTGTCAGCTGCTGTCGATTGGATTGCGATTGCCATGAAGTCCTTTGCACCAAGGGTGACAATGGAAGCGTTGACTCGAACGGTGACGTTAAGCACCTTGTTGTTTCCAGTATCCAAAGCGGTTGTTAAACCAGTGATGTACAGTTGATCGTTGACGATGTAACGTCCATCATCACTGCCCTTCCCGTAGTTGTCGGGGTAAAGGTCGGTGGCGTTCTGAAGGTATGCATCGTTGTCAAAGTTGAGAACACCGCTTGCAACAAGTGCTCGATCATTGGAGAAAACGAGTCCCCCACGGTTCAAATCTGTTACTTGGATTGTAGCTTGTGCGGCTCCACCAAAGGTTGCCCAAATTGCTTCCGCTGCGGTTGTGCCTTGGAAGATAAAGTCAACAGAGTGAACTTGAAGTGCTTGGCGATCACCAACGTCGACGTAACTGCCGAGGTCAATCGTTGCAAAAGTATCAATGCCAGCAGCGCTGATCGATAGTCGTTCGGTTAGGGTAAACATGCTTGTCTTTTTTGTAGCCATTCTTAATCATCTCTTTTAGGTGTCCGGGGGTTGTTTTTGTGCATGACGTACCAAACCGGTTCCCCCGGACATCACAAGTACCCCCCATCCAGCACTTAATCTTCTCTACCGGTGACAAAGGATCGGAGTTTTGCTTACCACCCTCGCTTCGCTCCCCCGACCTCCACCCCTTAGCGTATAGCCCCCGCTATATTATTCTGCTCACCCCTTTTTTCAGAAGTGACTTAGGCATAATATTATTATTAGTGACTCCTTGGACTAACTATGGGGAACCAGTACAGCATAACGGTGAGCGATGAGACGGATAAAATCCTGCGAGACATGAAAGACCAAGGCTACAAGATGTCACAGATTGTAGATGCGGCAGTGTCAACTATGGGCAAACATGGATGTGCACGAGTTATTCGTGATCGTCGAGCGCTCGAAGCACTCAAGAAGGCGGCGGAACAATGAGTTGCGGCTTTTACTTTAACTTTGACTGGGTGACCAGAGATATTACGATCGATTGGTTGTTTGGTCACCAAGACTATTATGGTGTTCATCGACCAGCAGGACCATGGTGGGACTGCATCAATTGTGGCGATCTATTCTATTCCACTACACTTTGCACGTGCGATGATTGCAATCCGTTCAGTGGATACTGTAGGAGTTGCTGAGGAATGATCGATGTTCTTGAATGTCCATTGTGCTCTGCCAAAGTTAGAAGGCAGGGTTTGTCAACTCGTTTGTTCATCGATCGGTTTGTTGTTCACATCAATCACTATCACGGCAAATACTCAAGGAAGGATGAATGATGTGCGTCAAGTGTGAAACCTGCGATGAGACTTACTTCTGCAGACACAACCAGCGCTTAAGCACTGGTGAAGTCGTTCGATGTGAATTTACTTTTCTGTGGGTGCAAACCTGCATGCACTGCAGCGATACAATTCAACCCAAGTAAGGGATCATTGTGATAGCAAGTTGAACAGTTTCAAAGCCACCGACGAGCCCGAGAGTAAGAAAGGACACAAGCACGTTAAGACGTACAAGACCTTCAAGGTTGGATTCTTTTTCTGCACGTCGTTCTTCACGTGTCATAAGCCACTGTGCGAATCGTTCGGTCTTGGTTGGTGCTTTCGTTTCTTCAATTGGTGTTTCTTCTGACATTTTAATTCCTCAATTAGATTTGTGCGCCCATTCGGATCGCAGAGATTTCGTATTCGAACATCTCCTTAGTAAAGACTGGACCGGTTGCCGCACCTTTCTGTGCGATGCGAAGTGCTGTTCTTTCGCCGGCTTTAGTGCCGACATATTGACCAAGTTGTGTACCCACTCGAAATGCCTTGAATAGAGGCAACTCTTTCAGTCTGTACACGTCGCCGATCATCTCAATCAACGTCCGGTTCTTGTTGTAACTCGTATGCTCTACGTTGCCGCATAAGATATACAAAGTCGGGCTCTTCCTTGGCATCAGCTTGAATTACAAATCGAATACCGGGTATTGTCACGTTAGTGATTGGAGAGGTTTCGGCAGGTCCAATCTTGAGAATAATAAGACGGACATAAACCGCGTAATAGATTCGGTCTGATGTCGTCTCCTCTGCCATACCGTCCACGGTTTCATTCATCAATTGGAAGTAGCTGCCAAATGTACCGGAGTCTGTACTAATGGCCCATGTTTGCAGCCGTCGCAAAAAACAATTGTCTGAAGACATTGTAGAAGGGTACCATCCGGCCCCGCCAATGTCTTGTTGTGCTATTGGAACATCGCTTAACATAGTAATAATTTCTACTGCATCGCCCGCAACTCCATTCAAACCACTTGGCGGTCCTTGCAATTGCAGTGAAATGTTTTTTACGAACAATGTCTTTTGCTCCATGGACATTCCCGCTAAATCAAAATATCCTTTGTTTGCCAATAGTTGTACGTTGTTTGATGACATTGAAAGTTCTTCATAATCACCACCAGCTTGTTGAGACTCCCAAGTATTGGTTGGGGATCCTAACCAATTTAATGACAAGTATTGGGTTTGCTTCGAGAGAAGTTTTGTCATTTCTTACCCCCCTTCTTCTTCTTTGCACTCTTCCAAGACTTCGCAGCTTTCTTGAAGCGTGCCTGATG